TCATGGCTGGCTGATCCTCGTGAAAGGCCCGGCGCCGAACGCATCGGACAACTGGGCGACATGAATGTCGAAGGGCTGGCCCGCAAGGCCATCCGCCGCGCGATCGGTCAGGGTATAGGTCCAGGCGGGCGATGGGACGACGATTTCCCGCCGCACGGTGCCGCCGGTCATGATGCGCAGCAGATATTGTTCGCGCGTCTCGCCGAGCGGCACATCGATCCCGACCCAACTATCGCCATCGATCCGCGTCCGGCGCACCCAGCTGATCGCCAGATCACCGGACGCGAGGGGACGCGCTTGCAACTGGCAGACCGAATAGGGCCTGAGCCCGATCCCCGCGAACGCTTCGACCAGATGCACATAGGACGGATCGCTGCTCGCGCGCGTTGCAGGACCGATCCGGTAATGCCGTGCCAGCCCTCGCGCACTCATCGGCAGCGCTGTCTGCCCAGGCGTTCCGTCCATCAAAACGACCAGGCTCCCCGCCGGCCAGGACGGCAGCATGTCCGCGTCCGTCCCGGCCTGCCCCCTGAGCCGGACGCTCAGATCGTAGACATCCGGCGCAACCGGCACCGCCGCCTGGAACTGGAACAGCTCCCAGCCGGCGGCACTGCCATCACCAATGGCCAACAGGTTCGCCCCATTCAGAAGCTGCTCCTCCGTCACAGAGGTCAGCGTCCCGCCGCTCACCTTGACCCGAAGCGCTGGCCCGCGGTCCCAGAGCGCCGGCGTCGCCGCATCAAGGGTCGACTGCGTCTGTCCGATGACGGATCGCGCCGTCACCACCGACGACAGCACGTAGCCCGCGTCCTGCGCCGAGGCATAAACCGCAACCCGCCCCGGCCAGGGCGTCGCCGTGATCGCCAGATGCGGCGCTTGCGGTTCTTCGTCGCCACTCATCAGGGGCAGGTCCAGGAACAGCGGATAGACCGGGACCGGCGGCGCGTAGGGCATCGGGATCACCCGCGCCTCGCTTTCGTCCGACGGCTGATAGATCCCGTCCTCGACCCGCACCGCCTCGATCGCGGCGGCCCCCGCTGCCTCGACCCGGTCGATGCGATAGAGGGCAGTCGGATCAGGCCCGATCCGCACCACATCGCCCGCACCCAGATGACCGAGCGAGGGCGGCAGGCTGAACTTCGCCCCGTCGCGCGCCACCCGTGCCTCGCTCAGCCAGCGCTCGACAATGCGCCGGGCTTCGGGCTCTGTCAGGCTGAGCGCCATGTCAGATTGCGAAACGGTCGTCGTCTCCTCATCGGGAAATATCGCCTCGACCGCCCGCGTTTCGAAATTGCCGGTAGCACTCACGAAATTCAGCCGCACCCGCCCCGCAATCTCGCTTTCCATGGCGCGGGCAGTCTCGACAAAGCCATCGCCGTTTTCATCGACGGCCAAAAGGGCTGGATCGACCGAGGCCACCGGCCGCCCGTCGCGCATCTGAAACCGCATTTCGCCATCACGCTCGACCGCATCGAACCCGTAGGCGATCATCAGGGGCTGCAACGCCGCCCTCGCCGAACCCGTGTCGGCCACCGCGTAGCCCCTGACGACCCCATGCAGCTTTTCGACATCGACGGCCCTGAGTCCCGCCGCGGCACAGATATCCGCCACAACGCTGGACAAGGGCTGCGCCGTCGTCCGGCCGCTGATCCAGTGGCCCTTGGCGTAGTTCGCCCCGTCCGCCCACAAGGCACCATTCGCCGGGAACTGCGGATAGGGCCGGCTATCCCAGGCCCAGACATGGGCGCGGGACATGTCGATCATGGGGCCGCCATAGGACTCGGACAGCGGGTTGTTCGCCCTGTCCCCCCAAAAGTCGATCGTCGCCCGCAGATATTGCATCTGCATCAACTCGTCCCTCCGCCCGTTCGAGGCATAGGGCAACTGCGATTCCGACGATTTCGGGTCCAGGAACTTGTTCGGCTCGTTCGCCCCCTTGTCGATCGCAGCGCAGCCATATTCCGTGAACCAGATGGGCTTCGACTGCGGCACCCAGGCCGTCGGCCCCGCCTGGCGCACGCCGCCTACGCGCTCGTGATGCGCGTTCGACCACCAACCGCGAAAGTCCTTCGTCCTCCAGACCCAAGGTTCATCATAAGCACCATCGGTGATCGGCGTGCGCCGTTGCGCCGCCCGCTCCTCGGGTGAGCCATAATACCAGTCAAAGTACTCGCCGCCGGCGACGTTCGCCTTCAGGTAGCTCAGGTCGTAGATCGACCCATGGCCCGCATCGGCATGCTCCCACCCGTCGCGCCAGTCCGACAGCGGCAGGTAATTGTCCACGCCCACCGCGTCGATGTTGGCGTCCGCCCACAGGGGATCGAGCGGGAAATAAAGGTTCCCGTCCGCGGAATGGCCGGCATATTCCGACCAGTCGGCCGCATAGGTGATCTTGACCCCGGGCCCCAGAATCCCCCGCACATCAGCCGCAAGCGCGCGCAGCGCCGCCACCGCCGGAAAGCTGTCACCGGCGCCCCTGATCTGCGTCAGCCCGCGCAGCTCCGAACCGATGGCAAAGGCGTCGACCCCGCCAGCGATGGCGCAGAGATGCGCATAATGCAGGATGAAGCGCCTATAGGACCATTCGGCGGGCCCACTGTAGCTCACCTGCCCGCTCGCACGCGTAAAGTGACCAGCCTGCGCGGTCCCAAAGAAGGCCGCCACCTCCGCCGCCGCTCCTGCTGTCCGGTCCGTCGTCCCGGCACGGCCCGGCGCCGAGTTGAGCGTGATCCGCCCCCGCCAGGGCAGGGCCGGCTGGTCCGCAGCCCCAGTCCAAGGATCGACCCGCCCGTTCCCCTCCATCTGCTCCATCAGAACGAACGGATAGAAGACTGCCTTCTTCCCCGCGGTCGCGAGCGCCCGCAACGCCTCCACAACCGCCCCATCAGCAGGCGTTCCACCATAGACGGGACGCCCGTCCTTCTGCACGACGACCTCCGCAGCCGCCCTACCGATGCCACCCGCACGCCAAGGCATCGGCGTCCCGTCGACCGCTACCTGTTCGACCTTCGGCTTGATCCGGCATAGCCCACAGCGCAGGTCGTCCCCGAACCAGCTCACGACCAGCGAAACGGACCCGCAGTTCGGCAATTCCTCGCCCAGCGCCGTCAGCGCCGCAGCCAGGTCCGTGCGCCCCGCCGGGCTATGCACGTTCGCGGAAACGCTCTGGCCAATCCCCTGCACAAACTGGACCGGCGTCGTTGCCAGCGCATACTCCCCTGTCCCCGGAATCAGCGCGACACCCTGAACGCCGCGCGTCAGGTCCGGCACTGCGCCCACGAGCGGCCCCTGTGCCGGCCGGATCACCTCGAAGGAAAACTGCGGCACCCGGTTGCCGAAGGCCGACAGGTCCAGATCCTCGAAGACGACGTAGGCCACGCCCCGGTAAGCCGGGACCTGCCCCGCCCCCTCGATCGCCTCGATCCGGGGATCGGGAAGTTGGTCCTCGCCCCCTGTATAGACCCGCATCGTCACCGTCTCGGGCGAGATTTCCTGCCCATCGGCCCAGATGCGCCCCACGCGGGTGATCTCGCCCTGGCAAAGCGCGAAGGCCACATTGACCGAATAGCTGAAGCTCGTGGTCGTGACCTTCGGCTGCGGCGGCGCACCCTTGCCGCCCGTGCGCGTCACCGTCGCATGTTCCTGAAAGCGCGAGGCCCAGATCACCTGCCCGGCGACCCGCATCCGCCCCCAAAGGACGCCGACCGGCGCGCCCTCGCTCGCACCGGTCAGGCGAAAGCGGTCGACCTTGCCCGTCTCGACGGCGCGCGATCCTGCACCCATCAGCCGCTGGTCGATGACCCGCCCAAGGGTCGCGCCGACAGCGCGCCCGATGACGGCGCCCGACAGGCCAAGGACCGTGCCCCCGAAGCCGCCCCCGATGGCGGCCCCCGCCGCAGACAGAAGGATCGTCGCCATCGTTCACTCCTCAAGGAAAGGCCAGTCGCGCCACGATGCGGCGTGACCAGGGGGCCGATAGCGGGCTTTCCGTCACGAAATGCCCACTGAACGCATGAATGAAACTCGGCCGCGCACCGACCTCGGCCATAAGTCCAAGGTGCTTGGCGACCGCCCCGTCGCGCATCCGGAAAAGGATCAGGTCGCCCGGCTCTGCCGCCCGGTGATCGGCCGGCTGGAAGTGGCGCAGCGCGACCTCCATCAGCCGCTCGGCCCCTTCATGCTCGGACCAGTCCGCGGTATAGGCCGGCACCGGCTCTGGCTCAGCCCCGTAAAGCGCCCGCCAGACACCCCGGATCAGCCCGAGGCAATCCGCGCCAGCGCCCTTGGTCGAGCCTTGATGCAGATAGGGCGTGCCGATCCAGCCCCGCGCCTCGATCAGCGCCTGCGCACCCCTCACCGCTTTCGGCTCCCGCCGTCGTTGAGCGCACCGGCCGTCGGAAAGGCCATCAGCCAATCCTCACCCGGAATGTCCGGAAAGCCGCGGAAGTTCAGAAAATTGCCGAACTTCAGTCGGCACATCCCTTCACTCTTGTCGCAGCCGGCCTCGATCTCGACCCTGTCGCCGGCCGCCGGAACGATGGCCAGGGCCTGCCAAAGCTCGACCGACCGCGCCTCGGGCCCGATCCGGTCGTTCTTGATCACGCCAAACAGCCCTGCCGCCGCGCCATCAAGAACCCGCAAACGCCCCTTCTCGAAGAACCGGTCGTCAAACCCCGCAAGCCCGCCCAACCGAAAAAGCCGCCCCTCGTCGACCTCGCCAACCGTGGCCGTCGCCCGATATCCCGGCTGGCCCAGGTCGAACCGGCACCGCTTGTCCCCAAGGATGGCCGAGCATCTGCCGTGAAAGATCAGGCCCTGCGGCTGGTTCAATACGTCCGACAACCCGCGCAACTCTGCCGTGAAGGCCCCGCCTCCGCGCGTGATCTCGCCGAGCGAGCCGCGAAAGATCACCGCCCGCTCGCTGACATCCGCCCAGTTCACCAGCCACGCCGTCACCTCAGCGCGGTCGTAGCGCCCGGCAAGGATGTCCACCTCACTGATCCTGTCGGACCGCAGTGCACCGACAGCCTCGCTGTTGTCGACGGCAAGGCCGGTCATTTGCTGGACAGCCTTCGCCGATAGCCCGCTTCCGGCCGCGAATGTCACACCGTCAAAGGCCAGGTCGCGATCATGGTCGGTAAAGCCCAGCACCTGCCCGTCCGCCCGCTCCAGCCGGTAGGCCCGCGCGACCGTCGTCGCGCCCGAGGCCAGATGCGCCTTCAGCGCCTCGGCCCCGGTCACAGCCGCACCTCCACGACCGGCACATGCGGCACATCGCCAGCCTGGAAGGACGCGACCGATACCTGGATGCGATCGGTATCGAACCGAACCGGCACATCGAACTCGAACCCTGCCGTGACCCGCTCGCCAACCGCCGGCGGCGTAACGAACCGCACCACCCCCGTCGTGTCGTCGAGCGTGAACTGCACGCCCTCGAGCACCTCGTCACCCATCAGGCCGACGCGCACCGAACCCGCCACCGGCTTCCCGATCCGCCGAACCTCTTCGGCTGGCCCAGAGCGATAGGCCTTCACCAGCCCGAACTCGACCGTGGCCCCGTCGCCGACACCGATCAGCTGGTCCTCGAACCCGACCTCGCCTGACGCCCGGCACGAGCTGTAGTCGGCCCAATCCTTCCAGCGGAACCCATGCATCTGCCCCTGTCGCGCTTCAAAAAACGCGATGAGCTCCTGGATGTCATCAAGGCTCCTCAGGCTCACCCCCGCGTCATAGCGGCGGCGCGCCGCCGCCCAAGGCGTGTTGCGCTCCTCGAACCCGTTCGCCAGCGTGACGATCTCGGTCCGCCGTTCGGGGCCACCGACCGAGCCGAACGACAGAGCCGCCGGAAAGCGCACCTCGTGAAAAGCCATCCGCTGTCTCCTTACCTGTTGCGTTCCCCGCGAGCGAGCGCGCGGCCCACCTGCGCGGCGATCTGGCTCTGGCTGCGCTGAAAGCCCTGCACATCCGGGGTCTGGACGTTGACGGTGACATTCACCGGCCGCCCGCCGCCTGACGCAGACTGAACCCCCAGTCGACCGTCGGCACCGCGTGTCAGCGGCATGATCGCCTCCGGCCCCGCCTCACCCATCAGCCCCGTTGCCCCCCGCATCGGAAACTGCACCGGCTGGCTCACGACACCGCCCTTCGCAAAGGGCATCACCCGCCCCTGGCTGAAGGCGCCACCATTCGCGAATGGGAAGAGCCCGCTCAGAAGCCCGTTCATCCCGTTCGCGATCGCGCCGCCCACGGCGTTCTGCACAGGCTTCATCGCGACGTTATAGACATTGTCGATCATCGACTTCGCGACGGTCTTCAGCGCGTCCGACAGTTTCATCCCGTCGAAGATGAGCCCGTCGAACGCCCCCCTGAGCCCGCGCCCGATCCCGATCGACAGGCTGTTCACCTCGCGCGAGGTGAAGGTCATGCTCTCGCGCATCGCCATGAGTTCGCTGTCGAAGGCCGCCGCCATCGCCTGCGCGCCGCCCAGCGACTGTTCAAGGCCAGCGAGCGCCTGCGCAAGGCTGTCCACGCTGTCGACGAACTGTGCCCCGCCTGCTGGCTCTGTCATCTGCCCACCTCTTTTCCTTCATCCGGAAACTGCCGGACCAGATCATCCAGTCGCGCGCGACCCATTGGTCCGGCCACGACAGGGTCACCCAGCATCAGCGCCAACTCCGCCGGCGTCAGCGCCCAGAAGGCGACCGGCGTCAGCCCCAGCCCGCCGCTCCGCACCGCAGCCATCCCCGCCCGCATCAACCCCGTCCAGTCGAGCGAAGGGCTCACCCCAGGGCCTCCGGCAGCGCAAAGGCCCGCGCCAGAAGCTCGGCCGCCGCGCGCACCGCCCCCATCGGGCCGCCGGCAATCTCGGCCCGCGCCAGATCCGCGGCCGTGCCCTGCCAGCCGGCCCCCCGCAAACCGGCCGCCAACAGCGCCAGCACATCCGCCGCCCCGAACCGCCCGCTTTCAAACCGCTCGGCCAGCGCCACGAGGCTTCCCGCCCCAAGCGTCGCCTCCAGCTCGGCCAGGGCGCCAAGCGTCAGCTTCGCCCGCCACTCCGTGCCGTCGACAACCAGGTCGACCTCTCCCGCCCAGGGGTTTGCGATGCCCAGCCTCAGATCGCGGTGAAGGTCAGCGCACCGGCCGATGCCAGCGACAGCTCATAGGTCGCCTCGCCGTTGTAGCTCCCGGCATACTCCAGGCCCGTGATCTGGAACGGCCCCTCGACGATCCCGAAGCTGGGGATGATGATCTGGTAGGCCTCGACACTGCCCTGAAAGAACAGCTGCCGCGCCCGGTCGTCGGTATTCGCGTCAACGAACACACCCGACCCCGACACCGAAGCCGAACGCACCCCCGCGCCGCCCAACAGCTCGCGCCAACCGCCCTGGCTCTCAAGGCTTGTCACGTCGACCGTTTCGGCGTTGAAGCTCAGCCGGGTTGCGCGCAGGCCCGCGATAGTGGTGAAGGCCCCGCCGCCGGTCAGGTCGATCTTGACCAGTAGATCCTTGCCGTTCTGCGCACCCATGTGCTCTCTCCGTTTCCTGATTGGTGACGGCCCTCAGGGGCCGGTGATCGGATGAATGGGCTCAGTCCTCGACCCGCGCCCGGAAATAGAGGTCGATCCGCCGCACGTTGGCCTCTTCGACCCGCCGCGCCCGCGCCCTGAGGAACCAAAGCCCCACGAGCCTCCCACGGGCGAGGACCAGCGGCGCACCGGTCAAGGCGTCGGACACCGCTGCCGCCGCCTCCTTTGCCAGCTGAAACCCCGCCGCATCGGTCACGACCGACACCGCCAGCTCATGCTCGGCGCCCCCCCCGGTCTTGTGCGAGGCATCGCGCACCACTTCGGGCCCGATCGAGACGTAGGGCCCTTCCGGCACACCCGGCGGGGCCGCGTCATAGATCGCATCGCCCACCAGCGCGTCGAGCGCGCTATCCGCACGAAGCCGCTGGTAAATCGCCGCCTGCAGGGCCGCCGCAGCGCCGTAGCTCATGACCGTACCTCCTCGACCGCGTTCAATGTCAGGTAAAGGCCGCTCGGGTCGGACTCGCTGACGGCCGTGATGCGGAAAATCCGCACCCCTTCCCTCAGCCTCTGGTCGGGCCTCGGCCGCGACGGCGCCCCCTCGGGCGCACTGCGCACCCGGATGCGGTAGGTAACACCGGACAGGGTGACCGATTCCCCCGCGCGCTCACGGGCGCCGACCGGCGTCACTTCCGCCCAGACCTGCCCCAGGGCCTGCCAGACGATGGCATACCCCCCGGCACCGTCCGCGACCCTGAGGGCCTCTTCGAGCGTCAGCCGTCGCGACAGCCGAGGCGCCGCTGCCCCCGGCCCACTCATGCCTCGCCCCCACCCAGTACCCGCACCGTCCGCCAGCGCGCGATCAGCGCCACGACCCCGAAAGGCAACGTGCCGGGGCCAAGCTCACCCGCATCCGACCGGTGCTCGTGATAATAGGCCCCCAGCATCAGGACCGCCTGTTGCAGATCCGCAGGCACATCCGCCCACGCGGGACCGAAGCCTGCGGTAAAGGCCACCTCGGCCGTCCCGTCCATCGGCACGCCCGGCAGGCCGCCGCCCACACCAGCGATCTTCGGGCGGTGCATGTCGCGGATCAGCCTGTAGCGCGCGGCATCAACCACCGTCACGCCGCCGGCCGCATCCTTCAGCACCAGCCCCGTGATCGCGCTCACCGGCGCAACCGGCAGCGCCTGCGCCAGGTCATCTCGCCAGCCCGTCGCCTCCATGACGAAACCACGGGCGAGGATCGCCTTGCCGATCCGCCCCTCGATCGCGGCCATCGCCGCGCGCAGATAGACCTCGGCCAGCCCGTCCTGCACCGTATCGTCGGCAAAGCCCGTGCCCAGCCGCAGATGATCCTTGAACTCCTGCAGGGGCAGCGCCCCGCTCGGCACCGCCGTCACTTCCGTCAGCAGCATGGGCTCCTCCGTCCGCCGTCTTTCGTCCACATTCCCCTTCGGTCGAACCCGCCCGGCCCTCCTGGGCCGGGCGGGCAGGTCCGGCCTTACGAGGTCGCGAACTTCAAGAGCTTGATCGCGTTGAAGTCGGTCACGTCGCCGCCCACGCGCTTCGAGGCGTAGAACAGGACATGCGGCTTGACCGAGAAGGGGTCGCGCAGGACGCGCAGGTCCGGGCGTTCCGCGACGGTATAGCCCGCGTGGAAGTCGCCGAAGGCGATGGCATAGGCATTCGCCGCAATGTCGGGCATGTCCTCGGCCACCAGAACCGGATAACCCATCAGACGCGACGGCTCACCAAGCTGCAGCCCGTCCGACCACATGAAGCGGCCGTCGGCATCCTTCATCTTGCGAACGGCGCCCGCAGTCTTCGAGTTCATGACGAAGGTCGCGTTCGCGCGGTATTGCGCACCCAGCGCATAGACCAGATCGACAATCGCATCCGACGCATTGGACGGCGCGAAGTCGGCCGCGCCGCCCGTCGGCACATAGCCAAGCTGGCCCCAGGCCCAGGACCCGTTGGCGATCTTGTTGTAGCTCAGGAAGCCCTTCGGCTTGTCGATCCCGTCGCCCAGGATGAAGGCATTCGCCTCGGCGCGGGCAAAGCGGTTGGCGATGCGCTCGGCCAGCCAGCCCTCGACGTCGAACGCCGCGTCGTCCAGAAGGCGCTGGCTCGCACGCGGCATGGCCGCGAGTTCGTAGATGCGGATCGAGATGCGCTCGATCTGCGGTGTCGCGGTTTCGGCGAAGTTGACCGCCTCGGTCGCCCAGCCGGTGCCAAGGTCGGTGCGGTCAATCACCACGTCGAACGACCCCGACTCGACATTGACCACATTCGCGACCGCACGGATCGACGCGGTCGAACGCAGCACGCCCCGGATCCGGTCCGACATCTGCGGGTTGATGAGGAAGCCGCCGTCGGCGCTGACGGTCGTCGTCATCGCCTTGCCCTCGAGCGTCAGCCCGCGCAGCCCGGCATCCTCGCCCGACCGCAGATAGTCGGCAAAGGCTTTCTGGTGCAGCGCGCCGACATCGGTCGCGGTGGTCGAGAGTGCCGGGCGGCCCGGCGCGAAGCTCTTGCGGTCAAGCATGGTCAGTCGTTCTTCCTGCTGTTGCACTTTCTGGCTCATATCCCGTTGAAATCCCTTGAACTCATCCAGAAGCCCGGTCAGGGCCGCCGTCACTTCGGGCTCCGGCGCGTCGGACACGCCTTCCCCGCCCAGGGCCTTCGCCTCGGTTCTCGTCATCGCTCACCTCGTCCTTGGGGTTGGTCGGCCGGTCAGTCCGTCTTGCGGTCTGCCGCGGCCCAGGTCCGCCGCGCCTCGTCAAGCGCCGAAGCCAGCTCCGTCAGGGTGCGCGCCAGGCCGGCATCCGCCTTGGCCGCCACCCTCGCTTCCGGAAGCATGGGAAATGTCACCAGCGACACCTCCCACAATTCCAGCTCACGCAAGAGCCGCCGGCCCTTCGCGTCCTTCTCGGCCGTGACCGTGCGATAGCCGATCGACAGACCGTCCATCGCCCCCGCGCCGATCAGCGCGGCGGCCTCGCGGCCCCGGTCGACATCCGTAAGGATGCGGCCGGAAACCCACAGGCCCTTCTGGTCCTCACGCACCTCGTCCCAGACCCCGATCGGCTGGGCCGGATCATGCTGCCAGAGCATCCGCACCGTCCCCCCGGCGGCCCTCAGCCGCGCGAGCGACTTGGCATAAGCTCCCGGCTGCACCACGTCGCCGCCCTGGTCCTTCAACCCGAAGATCGAGGCATAGCCCGTGATCCGGACCGCACCCGGGCTTGTCTGGTCCAGCACCAGCGCCGTGTCCGGCCGGCAGAATTTCGTTTCGAGCCCGCTATCCGCCCCCGCATGCCCTCGCCCCCTATTTCGGTGAATATTCCAGGATCGACTGCACGGCCTGGCTCAGGATCACGCCCACCACGCCGAATACCGTCATCCAGAGCCGCTTCTCGACGCCCAGGATCATCGCCTCAATCCGCTCCAGCCGCCGCTCCATCGCCGTAAACTGCACGTCCATGATCTTTTCGGTCGCCTCGAACCGGTGCTCGTGCCCGCATTCGAACGGCTCTTTCAGATAGCGCGACCCCGCGCCGGGACCGGCCACCTCACGCACCTTCCGGCAGTCGCGGCAGCCCCAGCAGAACGCGCTTTTCCGCCTCGGTCAGGAAATCTGCCGCCCCCACACGCGCCCAAAGCTGGTCACGCTCGGCCGCCAGCGCCGGCACCTGGTCAAGGTCCGGCCGGATCTCGATCTTTTCGCCCAGATGCGTCGACAGCCACTGAGCCACCGCCGCCGTCACCCGCGTGGCCAGAGGCAGGACCGTCAGCCTGTAGAAGGCCCGGTGCGCTTCGGCATAATTGGCAAAGGTCGCCTCGCCCGGAATGCCCAGAAGCATCGGCGGCACCCCGAAAGCCACGGCAATCTCGCGCGCGGCGGCTTCCTTGGTCTTGTGGAACTCCATGTCCGACGGGCTGAACCCCATCGGCTTCCAGTCGAGCCCGCCTTCCAGCAGCATCGGCCGCCCGGCATTTCGCGCGCCCTGATGGTGCATCTCCATTTCGCCGACCAGCCGGTCATATTGCTCGGGCGAGAGCTGCCCCTGCCCGTCAACGCCCTTGAAGATGATCGCGCCCGACGGCCGCGCCGCATTGTCCAGAAGCGCCTTCGACCAGCTCGACGCCGAATTATGCACATCGACCGCCACCGCCGCCGCCTGAAGGGGCGACAGACCATAGTGGTCGTCCTGCGGATGAAAGCTGCGGATATGGCAGATCGGGTCCACATCGGCCGTCATGTCGAACCGGTGCCGGCGCGCGCCGACCACATAGTCGAAGGCGATCGGCCAGCCGTCCGCCCCCGGCACGATCGCCATCCGGTCCGACCGCAGCACATGCAGCTCCGCCGGCAGTCCCGGTTCGCCCACCGCCTCCAGGTAGCCGTCCCCGCTCAGCAGGATCTGGCCATAAAGCGCCTCGAACAGTTCCGCCCGCCCTTGCGCCGGATTGGGCCGCGCAAGAAGCGACAACAGGGGGTGCAGGTCATAGCGCCGGTCCTGGTCCTGACAGACGAGCGGCAGGGCCGCCGCCGCCTCGGCGATCAGCTTGACGGCCCGAAAGCCCACCGGATTGCCCGTAAATCCCGCCCGCGTCAGGCTCACCGTGTCGCGCGCACTCCAGGCAACGCGCCCCGACGACCCCCAGGCCACCACGCGGCCCGTGGCCGAAGCCTTGGTCTCGGGCACGCCTGTCCCGCGCCGGAAGAAACTCCAACCCATCCCGCTCTCCATTCCCGATTCCGCCGGGCCCGCCGTAACGCGTGGCCACAGTCCTTCCCCGACGCGCGAACCCCTCAAAGGCTCCGCATCTGCGGCACGCCCCTGCCGCGCGCCGGCACGATCATCATATCCGTCAGCGCCCAGACCAGCGCATCGACCCTGTCCGGGCTGCCCCGCCCCTCGTAGCCCCCGCGCCCCATCCGGCACATCTGGTCCTCAAGCGCGCCAAGGCCCCGCACATGGGTCACCCGGCCCTGCTCATAAAGCGCCGCCACCGGCTCGGCCCGCGCGGCCTTGCCCTGCGCGGCCTGCACCTTCGTCACCGGCAGGAAGGCGTCGACCGACCGCATCAGCGCCTCGACCAGCGCCCCCCCCTGGTTCACCTCGGCCACGACCCGGCTCGCACCGTGCCGCCGGTAGGCGGAAACCACCGCCTCGGCCCAAGCCTGCGGCGAGCCACCGGCCACCGTCGCATCCTCGATTACCCAGGCCCGCCATTCGGACGCCGGCCCATCGCTCTGGACCCCCGCCACCACGATCCCGCATTCGTCGCCGCCAGCCTGGCCCGCAACCGACGGATCAACAGCAACGACGACCCGGCTGAACTGCTCCGGCGCCTCACTCCGCGCCCGCTCGATCATCGCCCGCGTCCAGAGCGCCCCCTCGGCGTCCTCCAGCAGCACGCCATCCAACTCCTGCCGCCCAAGCCGCGTGCCCCCGTATCGCGCCCGCACCTCTTCCAGGAACGAGGGCGCGAGCCAGGCCCGGTTCGCCTCGGTCGGCGCCTGCGTCAGGACCGTCGAGGGGTTCTTCAGCACCGCCTTCAACACCTCGACATTGCGCGGCGTCGTCGTGACCACCTGCCGAGGGCTCGTCCCGAGCCGCAGCGCGAACTGCAGCATGTCCCAGGTCTCGGCCGCCCGCTTCCACTTCGCCAACTCGTCGACCCAGGCCGCATCGAACTGCGGCCCCCTCAGGCTTTCCGGGTCATGCGCTGAAAAGACCTGCGCCACGGCCCCATTCGGCCAGACGAGCCGCCGCCGCGACGCCTCCCAGACCGGGCGCCGGTCTGGCGGCGTGCAGGCCAGGATGCCGCTGTCGCCAAAGACCATCACCTCACGCGCCTGATCGACCGTCTCCGACACCAGCGCCACCCGCCGCGCCCGACCGGGGTCCGTTGGCCCCGCCCCCTCGACCTCGGCCCTCACCCATTCGGCCCCGGCCCGGGTCTTGCCCGCACCGCGCCCGCCCATGATGACCCAGGTCTTCCAGGCCCCCGGCGGCGGCAACTGGTGCGGCAGCGCCCAGACCTCGAACAGCCAGGGCAGCGACAGCAGCGCATTGGGGCTCAGGCCGTCAAGAAAGCTCTCGACCTCCTCCGGCGTCGCGGAGGCGAGCCAGGCGCCGCCCGACCTCAGCCCGCGCTGCATCAAGGTCGAGCGCTCCGTCTCTGCCCCGCCGCTCGCCGTCGGCGCCGCCTGGTCCCCGGTCTTCAACGTCCGTCGTCCCAA